TGTCTAATTTCCTCCACTCTATTCCTTAACATTTCTAAAAATCTAGCTTCGTCGCTTTTATCAAACATTAAAGAGAATGGCTTTGGGTCTGGCTCACCATCCTTATCTTTGTAAAAGAATATACTCATGATTCTATTAGGATATTCTGGGTAGAGTTTAGATATGGCGTAGAAGTAGAGTAGCAGTTGAGCGTCATTTTCTAGCTTTTTATAGTCCTTTACTTCTCCGGTCGCCCAGTCCATGCGACGACCAGTCTTCCAGTCAATCACCTCGATGGTGTCGTCGCTTATTTTTGTTACTAGGTCGATTGTACCCTTAATTGCTAGCTGCCCTTCTACCTTTTCTCCGTTTATTTCATACTCAAATTTAGCCCAATCTTCTTCAATAGGAATATCAAAGTGCGGTTCTGGATGATGAATCTCCCTGAGTCTGGGGTCAAACTGTCCATCACTGTGCGTAAGAAAAGTCCATACGGTCTCAGAAATAGCTCTCCTGTCTGCTGGGGCAAACTTATGCTTGGAGTTCTTTGCATAGCAGTCAATAGATATGTTTATCAATTCATCTACTAGCTCCTTTGTGTAAAGTCTGTCTTTATGAATTCTGATTTTGCCAGCAGCGTCATCGTCTACAACGAGGTATTTTTTGCGTGAGTTGTCTTGCTGGAACTTTTTTAGTCCTGCTAAAATTTCCATCACTTTATGGGCCATAGTTCCCATGTCTGCCTTTTTACCACTATCAGATTGGTGTCCGAGAACATAGGTGATGAAGTACTGCATTTGACAGTACGCATAATTATTATAACTAGAACTTCTTACGTATGTAACTAACATATTATTCCTTTAAGTGATTGTAAAATTTCTTTACCTTCACCGTCAGGTCATCTATGTTTGTATCGCTATTATCAATATAATTTGTGAAGGGGTAATCATCCAGAGCTACTTCGCTCGAATGATTGTCGTTGCAAATATTTCTAGTAAGTCTTACGAGTTTGCCACCGGCTTCCTCGATTGCTTTAGCCTCATTTCTAAACCTAACGTCTGCTATGATTGCAAGTTGTGATTGCTCTCTTTGTATTTTTTTAATGCAGGAATTAACCCAGATTGGTTCGTACATTTTACGCATAACTTCTGTGCCAAAGAATTGCATAAATTCACGGGAGGTCATTGGGCCTGCGGCGTGATAGTAAAGATTTTCCTCCTGCCATAGACCCTTCCAGTCATCTTCATCTGTTACTACTCCCGGCATGTTTTCCCACAGCAGATGCTTTTGCACTTGATTCTTCTGCTCATCTGTTCCGTACACACACTCAAATGGGATGTTGAACAACTCAATGCAGATACGCTTTAGTTCATCAGCAAAGCTATAAAGCTTGACATATGGCCACATACTATGCTCTGCATACTCTGTAAATGCAGCGTCTTTTCGCGATATATCAAACTCTCCCCAACCTTCATTGCCAGAGCTATCTCTAGTCAATATGTTTAGTTCACCAGAACCTCCAATGTTCCAGTCCTGAATTAGGCCTCTGTCTTTCAATACGACTCCGTGAAGAATATTCGCGGTAGTATTTTTTCCAGCCTGCTTTCTACCAGAAATTCCAATTATCATTAAAAATATCCTTTAAGATTGTTAAGTATGCTTTTATGAACCATATCAACGCTCATGTTTCCCAAATCCTTTGTACTCATCTTAGGAAACAGGAGAGTAAATAACCTTCCCATATCTCTCTTTATTTTAATTTTAGACTCTCTTCCAGCCTGATCATTATCTGTCAATACGATTAGTGTAGTTGTCCCAGTCTTAAGCAGTAATTTTCTCTGCTGGCCAGATATATCTTTGCCGAATAGTCCGACCGCATTCTTTACACCACACTCCCAAAGCTTCCAAACGTCCCCTTGTCCTTCTACTAAAAACAGACTTTTGTTTATTTGTCCACTCGACAGCGCGTTGTCGTAATTATATAGATAATCAGTCTTCTTGATGCCGTTTGAAAATAAATACTTTGGCTGAAGCCAGTCTCTTGTCGATCTCGCTATATATCCAACCTGATGTCCGCAAAAATCAATTGGTATTATAGATCTAAATCTCATGGGGGAAGTTCTGTCACAGCAATCCTTAACCCTAAAAAAATCTAATGTATCTCTTCTAAAGCCTCTGCTCTCAAAGTAGGGTGAACTATTAAGCGTCTGCACGTTACAAAACGATGGCTGAATTTGGCACAACTCCTTCTTGCTTGAAACTGTTTTCACAATATTGGAGAATGCGTTTTCTACGGGAACTACTTTATCCTTTTTGTCTACCTTTGCTCCGTCAACATTGTATAACTTACAAACATATCTAAGAACATCGGAAAATGAATCCGTGTCGAGACACCCCTTTATAAAACCCCATATGTCTGTGTTGTAGTGTTCGTGACAACCTCTTGTCCAGCACCTCCAAGCCTGTCTAGTCAAGGAGATGGACAGCGCTTGGGGATTATCGCTGCCCTCGTGTATTGGACACTTCATAAATATATTATCCGCTACCTGCTCATATTCCAAACCGAAACTTTCTAAAAGCAGATCAATATCGTCAAATATTAATTCTTTGACCTTGTTAAGGTCCAATGTTTTACCCTTGGTTTTTCGTAAATTCATACCATAGAAATCCTGAATTAGCCGCAGCGTAAGAAAACCACACTAAAGCGTGGGGAAAATCCTTCTGCCTTATATTATCAATACCGCACGCTAAATAACATAGCGTAGAAATTCCAATTGCCCAAGTCGCTAACATTACTTCTCCTTTTTAGGAGGCATGTATCCAAAGATGTGACCACATGTAAACCCAACTGAAAACGATATAAAAGGTGCTTCTAGAGCAGAATCTTGCATAAATCTGCTTATTGTCAGTGGCATACCGCCGACTGTTACTGCAAGCAGGTCGTAAATACCCAGAGCTATAATTGACCCTGTTACCAATTTCGCCGTTAATGACATTATTCTTCCTCCAAATCAAAAGGTGCGTCAGACCCCTCAATGATATAGCCGTCCGGAGAAGATCTAACTTCGTCTCTAGTTCTTAATTCTAATAGTTGTGCATGTTCTCCAACCATATTCATGTTTATGTAGTTACCATCCATAAGTCCAGCCCCATGCCTAGCTTTAAGTGTGACTACTTTTCTGTTTCCTGCGTTTGGTCCGTCCTCAGCAAGCTCCTCCGCTGATTTTAATTTAAATATAGAGAAGGATGTGCATAGCCAGATTAGTCTGTCAGAGCCGCTTACAGCGTCTGTAGACTCTTTGGTGATACCATCTCTATTAAGCTGCACAAAAGATAGGCACGGAAAATCGTATTTGACCGCAAGGTTGTGCAGGTTTGTAATCTGGAAACCTAACGCTTGGTATTCTTGAATATTGTTAGTAATGCCGGATGACGACATTAACTTTAGGTAGTCGTAAACCACCAAACACTCGTTAGTTTTTCCATTTTCATCTTGACCAACTTCACGTAGAATCCATCTTTTAATTGTGTTTAGTATCGTCTCGAATGGAGCGCCAGCTACGCTTACGTAGGTGTAGGGTATGTCTCTAATCTCGTCCATAGCATTACGAACAGCAATTAACTTTTCGTCGTTTTCTGCAAATTGACCTGTGGAAATTTCCCCAATTGGAACGCCGCTAATATTCGACAAGATCCTGTTTAGGTGATCCTCTTTGCTCATCTCAGTATCGAGCATAAGTACAGGTATTCCCATACGAGCGTTATGCAAAGCAACATTATCTGCAAAGACAGACTTGCCCACTCCGGGCCTTGCGGATACGAGATCCACACACTTACGACGTAAACCACCACCAATGACGGCATCAAACCTTGGAAATCCACTTGACAAACCTATTTGATCGCATTTGTTTTCAATCAGAAACTCAACGTACTCGTCTAGGTCATCACCCAACATCTCTGGTTTTTGACCTGTTTCGTCATCACGCAAAAAATCCATCAGTGGCATTTCAACTAAGTTGATAATGTCATCAATGGTTTCGTCACCTACGATAGAAGATATGTCCGAGTCTATCTTTTTAGCGATGTGTTTTGCTTTGCGTGCGAATTCAAATTTCTTTACTTGAGCGGCAAAGTGTAGGACATTTTGTTTCTTGACAGGATAATCCATCAGGTCACGAATGTACTCAAGCTCTTGTTGAGTTTTGATGACCTCTGAAAGATTAAGCTGTTCCGCAGCGGAAAGTATAGCAGGAATATCAGCCTCTGCTTCACTCTCCAAAACTTTCTCTACACATTTATATATAACCTGATTGTTACGATGTGCAAAGCTGTTATGAGAAATGAAATCGCTTATTTCAACATAAGATTCAAGACCGTGAGCGAAGAGACCGGCTAATACAGCTCTTTCAGCTCCAAGGTCGGAAAGCGTTGAGTCCATTTTACCTTCCTGTGCAACGATTGCATCTAGTATATTCGCCGTATACTAAGTCTGCGTTCATACTAAAAGTCTTACCGCAGACATGACACTCAAGTGTTTTTTTCTTTGCCTTACCTCTATTCCTAGAAGTCCTGCCTATACGCTCGAACTTCTGCGGATCAAAGTCTATATCCCTATCTTCACCGTTGTCGGTCCACTGATTTCTTTTCGCCCTCACAACAGTTTTCCTTTTTTCAAGTACATCTTTACCTCTTTCTACAGTAAAGTCTTCATTAACATTAGATCTAGACTTGGGAGTCTGTTTTTCTTCAAAACTCTTTTCATCTAGTTGGGGTACATCGCCCTTAACGTTACTGTTTAGCAACCCTTGCACCAATTGGTCTTTTTGTTCTGGGGTCAAGGATTCTAAAAGCTTTTGAACAATATCGTCACTCATCTTCTTTTACCTTTTTCAATTAGAATATCAGCCTTACGCCTGATGTTGTATTCTCTGTTTTTTATAGATTCTAGTCTACCTTCTGCTGTCAACTTCCAATCATTAATTTTGCTAGCTATATCGTCACTCCTTAGTATGGTCGCAACTTTTACATCATGCTTGGCGTATTGATCCCACACACCGCTGTTTAGCCCCTCGGAAATTATACTCATCAGGCTTGATTCACACCAACGTATCACATTCTCACAATGCGCTCTTTCTTGTGAAACATGGTCTGCAAACTGATATAGTTGGTATGCGTGATTGAAGCATTCGTCTTGCGTCAATTTTTCAAGATCGTCTAGGCTTAAAGTTTCCGCTAGGGCAAACTCGGTATTAAATTTTGTTGGGGTTATACCTTTGGCGGTGATATATCCATCTATGCCTTCTAAAAAACTTTTTAGTCTATCTGCTGCGTTCAATTTTATCTCTCCAATATTCCATCGAGTCGTCCCATCTAAGTTCGACCAGCTCAATCTCGTTGATTCTACACCATTCTTTTTTATCTAGATCCCGCTTTTTAGCCATAGCGAAGCCAAGCTTGTTCTTATGAAAATATGGGATGTACTTAAAGTGCTGTTCACCATGCACCTCTACAGCCATTATAGCATTTGGAATGTAGAAGTCAAGGTATAGAACAGATTTTTTTGACGGTTTAACGGAACCCGGAAGTTTGACCTCTTCGTATATACTATATCCAGAAAATACCTCAGAAAGAAGGTCTCTTGCCATTTTGTGGTAAAGTGAGGAATTACTTCTCTGTTTGGAGTACCTTTTTAGGTCGAGTGTATATTCCTTTCCGTTTAACCCCGTAACCTTCATAGTAAGATTTCTTTTATCTCGTCATACAGGAAGTCCATAAGTTCAGGATTACCGTTCAGGAAGTTTACAACCTTCTCCATCCCCTGAAACTTAAATGCTCTTTCAATGCTCTCGTCAGTAAGTTCAACCTCGTTGTCTACAAGCCAGCTTTTTATGATTGGATTGTCTTTGTTTTCCACAAATGTTGTGAAGGTGTACCAAGCACCTTTAGCAGAGATCATTGCAAAGTCTGTTCCAATCTGCGCCAGCTCTTGCGCCTCATCAATTCCTACTCCATAGCGAATCCAACTTGCGGCAGTGGTCATCGGTGTACCTCCAGCCGCAGATGTCTTGATAATCCAATTTGCTACTTGTCCCACATGGTTACCAGATTCTTTTGGCACTTCCCACTTTCCACGATGAGTAATCACCATATTGGTTCCAGCTTGAAACTGTAACATATTTCCGCAGTCCGCCATCTTACTAGGAGAGAATCTTGAACCACCCGTGTTTGCAATGTTGTGAGTGATAAATACAGCAATCGCTTTCATTCTAGCAACATCACCGCTGATACGCTTAAAGAACATGGATAATAAGCGGGGTAAAGCGTTGCGAACACCTGTGCGTATTTCGCCGTCAATTTCGTCTTGTGGAACCATGTTAGATGTAGAATCTACAATCACAAATAAGTCAGGCTCTTCTTTGATCAATCGTTCTAGTACATTTAGGTATGTCTCAGCAGAGACTATTGGGGTATCGTCGGTTGCTTGCACAATCTGTATGGCATCTATATCCAACCCCTTAATACCACGAAAATTCTCTTTGGTGAGTCTGCCTTCGGTGTTTAGATAATAGACTTTCTTGCCCCTAGCTTGCGCTTTTGCGGCAGCGTACAGTGCTGTTGTAGTCTTTCCGGTTTTAGGATCACCGGTCATTACCACGCACTGTCCTTCGCGCAGGCCTCCACCGAGAGCTAAGTCTAGTACAGGACTAACACTGATAGTGTCGTAGTTCTCTAGAGATTCTAATACCTTAGTTCCTGACTCAATTATATTACCGTACTTTTTAGAAAGCCCAGCGATTACTGGGTCTTTATGTTCAATCTTGGAAGTCTTCTTCTTGGCCATTCTCGATTTTCCTAAGTTTATCTAGTATGTTTTTCTTTCCGTAGCTCTTCTTCCGACGCTTTGCATTCGGTTTAGCCTTTATCTCTTGCTTCGGTTTGTTTTTCTCCTCATCTAATAATAGCTGATACTTGCTAATTACCCCAACAACTTTTGGGTGATTCAAAGAAAAAACACCCCTAAATTCATTAGAGTGTATAGCCTTAACGACAGCGGCTTCAGAAAACTTTTTTATTAGCTTGTTAGCCGCAAAAAGCTGTCTCTTGAAAGTCCAGTCCCAAGGCTTCTTATTCCAAAACTTGTAAGGTAAAGACCCTTGGTTTTTATTCTCTGCATTTTTTCTGCACATTATCTCTGCGACATAAGCGGCGCAAGTGCAATAGTCTCCAGTGGACTCGTGTTTATACTGGCTTTTCTGAGTTCTCTCTCTTTTGTTCATTGTATATCATTGCCTGCTCAAAACATTCATCAACTCTATCTTCAAATTCTTTGTCTACAACCAGTTCTGGTGTTAGCCACATCTGTTTGTACACTACACCATCCTTCAGTATGCCTGTGGTGTAATAGTGCTTTGTTTCTGCTCCTATTTGACCCATAACAGATTTGACAAGATATATCGCTTCGGCATTTTCATCAATGTCTATTGTTACTTCGTGAGACCTAAAGGATAATTTAAGCTCCTCTACAAAAACACCTTGTTCTTCACATATCTTCTTTATATCTATCCAACCCTTAAATTCGTCGTGATAAAACTGCTGACCGTCAGTTAGCCTACATTTCACCCAAACGGCATCTTTGTTGGTTCTATATTTAGATATCCATTCTTGATTACTCATTGTTACGCACGCTCGTTATGCAGTTTTTAGCTTTAGTGGATAATTTTATTCTTGAGCGCATCTCATCTCCAAGCTCGGATGCGTTTTGAGTCATGACTGTTGACCCTCTCTCGTTCCGACCAAACATTTCAAAGCCCCTAGCGTTAGGCTTAGTTTGCTTCGGCAGGCTAGCTAAAAACTTTTCAACTGTAGCCTCTGCTCGGTTTAATTTCTTAGCAAGTTTAGAAGCTCCGTCTTCAACATTTGATTTGATGAAGTCTTTGTCTTTGTTGCTTAGTGGTCCCTTTTTAATCATTTGTAAGTCCTCTTCTCGCCCTAGTCATGTAAACAGTATTTTTTGTTTTTAGATACATCATGTAAAAATCAAAGGTATTCTTTGTTACCTGTTGTAGTTTGCTTTCTATGTATTGTTCTCTTTTTGCGTATGTACCCATAGGGTCGAAGGGTACGCTTTGATGCACTCTTATATAATAGTAATCTATCCCATTTTTTGCAATTACTTTTCCGTAAACTTTTTCTTTTGATGAGTCTAAATTCTGTCCAGACTTGTTGAAGCATATTTCGGCTTGAGTTTCTTTCGGAATCTTACTCATAGAATCGACAAAGTTCATGTTATCTTTTTCCATTTTTATTTTCTCCCCTCCATTATGTATGATTGCTTTTGTTTCTCTGTCATTTTATTTATTTCCTTATTGCTTGCTGATCCGTGGTAAAATGGCTTTTCTTCTTTGGGGTTATTTTCTGCTCTCATGGCTTCCATTTCATTGATCTTACCCCTATTGGTTCTAGCGTTTTTGTCCGCAATGCTACCGACGGTGTTTGAGCCAGACACAAAAGCATGTACACCTCCCGTGATAACTCTGTATAGCGATGGCTCTTTACATTCTGGGCAGAACGAAAGAGGTTTATCGTCAAACGCCTGTTTCACATCTATTAATTTGTGAGAGCAACTCTCACATTCGTAGTCATATAGTGGCATTTAATTCTCCAGTGCTGTTAGTACTCTGCCTATGATATCATTTCTTTGTATATCTTCATATCCAAGCTGGCAAATGCCTATACCTTCTATTCCGTCTAGCTTGGAAATACAATAGTCCAGACCGCTCCTTCCCCGCAGGTCGTCTTGTTTAATGTCACCATTGATTAAAACCTTACTGTTCTTGCCCATTCTAGTTATAAACATTTTTATCTGGTCAACAGTACAGTTTTGAGCTTCATCTAGTATCATATAAGAATTGTGAAAAGTAGAGCCTCTCATGATCTCAAGCGGCTTGTAGTGTATTTGACCTTCGTTGTCATAGTGGCCATAAAACCCCTGACCTAAAAAGAACTTAAGATTTTCTTTCATGGGTAGTAAATATGGGGCTATTTTTTCTCCCAGTTCTCCCGGCAAAGATCCAATATCCTTACCAGTGCATACCAAAGGTCTCGTGACAATAATCTGCTCTATATCTCCCCTGTGTAGATGTTCTGCCGCTAGTCCAGCAGCCACAAAAGATTTGCCAGACCCAGACGGACCTGAACAAAAAACAATATCATTCTCTATGATTGCTCTCACATACTCTTTTTGATTTTCTGTTTTGGCTTCTAAACGTTGAACTTTTGGCTTATCGTCTCTTCTGTTTCTCCTAGTTCTCGCCATTTATTTTTACCTTTACGAAGGATTATAGGTCATTTTCTTTAACAAAGATTCCGTCTACCATCCTGCCCTTTCTATGCTTGATATCATCCCACGCTTTTTGTAGACATTCAGCTAGGATCAGTCCGTTCCTTTCGGCAATGTTTAGCATCACCACTAACATGTCGCCAATGTCATCCTTTATGTCTTTGCCTTTGCAAACACTATCGGACAGCTCGCCAAGCTCTTGCGACAGTTTTAGAGTTTGGTCTTTGTCGGTACTTCCTTCGATTAGGTTTCTGTCGTAATGCCAACCTATAACCTTATCAATAAGTGTATATAAATCTAGCTGTTCCTCCACTGTTATTCCCTCTGGATAGCTGGAGAAGTATACGTCTTCCTTTGTGCCGTGTACAGTTTCAAACGTATACTTTTGAAGCTGCTCTAATCTAGCTTTTTGGTCTGGATGTACATTTTGTTCTTTCATAGTTTTATATCTCCAAAGTCCATGTCATCTAAGTCATTTTTACTAGCACCTATTTTATAACTAGTGATTTCGTGTTCTTGAGGTGCAACCTGAACACTTTCACTTTGCATCCAAGCCTGCGTCCATCCAGCGACTGGGTTATTACCAACATTCTCGTAGGGTAGACCAATGGCCTTTCTTCTAGACATGCACAGCCAGTCTATATATTGATGGAGAACTGTTTCATTTAGACCAATGATTGACCCATTTTGAAAAAGGTACGATGCCCATTCTTTCTCTTCATTTGCTGCATTTTCAAACATCTCTATTGCAGCATCTTGACATTGACTTGCGATCTTGACAAACCCTTCGGATTCCTCTTTATGAAGAATTTTAAGGATAGCCTGAGTATTGGCTAGGTGAAGGGCTTCATCACGTTTGATCAATTTTATGATGTCCGCATTTCCAACCATCTTTTTGTTTTCTGCGAAAGCAAAGCTACAAACAAAACTTACATAAAACCTAATAGCTTCGAGTATATTTATGCTAACTACAGTCATGTAGATTTGTTTTTTAATATCGGATGGTTTGTTCTTGTCACACGCCATACCCATCAAGTCGTTATAGTCAGCAATCGCACTGTTGGCACGTTTCATGATTTCCTTGTCTTCATAGATGCCCCCGAACACCTCGGAGCTATCTGCAAACACGTTTTGGATGATGTAGCTGTAACTCTGTGAGTGAATTTTTTCAAAGAACTGCCAAGTCATAAGGCACGCTTCTAGCTCGGTATTTGTAACGAACTCTAGTAGCGTTGGTACGCCACGACAAATCACACTATCGAGCATAGTCTGATATTTAAGGTTAGAGGTAAAGATAAACTTTTCGTTATCTGACATCTCCTTAAAGTCGCCACGATCCTTCTTGAGTTCAATTTCTTCTGGTCTCCAGAAGTTCATCATTTGCTTGCTGTCAAGTTCTTTAAAGATTGGATACTTGACGACATCGTATCTCTGCACACCAAGATCTTTTCCGAGAAAAAGGGGTTGTGACATTGGATCGACGTTCTTGGTGTTGAAAATAGTTTTCATTTTGTTTTGGCCTCTTGAATTTTTTGCCTTAAACCGGATGATGAATATCCGAACCTCTTGCAGTAATGAATTTCTATGTCTAAATCACTGCCAGTAAAGTCCGTCTTTGTTATGTAGTCTTCTCCTAAGAATCTGATATGATAGTCACCACTTTTTAATATGACATACAGGTCTTTCTCAGTCTCGTAGGGTATTATTTCATCAATAAACACGTTTGATTTTAATCTTAGGTATCTTTGATAAACCGTCTCTATTGGTTTGTTTTTATCTGGTCTATCAATTGTTGGGTCGGTG